CGCCCAACGATGACATGTTGTGGAGAGGCTCGCAAGGGAGCGACGTTGTTGGGTTGGACGACGGGTCTCAGCTGGTCGTGCCGTAAATGTGCGTGTAATGCGCATAATGCGTTGTGCACTAGACATGGCATTAGGCAGAGACCCATGTTGACCGACTTCGATGACGCTCTGTGCGGGTTTTATCCCATCATGGAACTTGCCAAGCATGAGTACGAGCAGAAGATGCTGGATGGGTTTGATGTTTGGCTTAAGAAGTGGCCTGCAGCGAAGCAGCGTGACATTCTAGAGTCGATAGCCTATGACCAGATACTGCCCGGGAAGTGCAAAGCCATGGTGAAGATCGAGTGTTATCATGACATCCCTAGTCGAGCTCGCTTGATCCAGTTTTATCGAAATTTGGCTACACAGGCTAAGTTTGGGCATGAGTTTACTTGTGCTCAGAAGGCTTGTTGTTCGATATTTCAGGATCGCGAGATAACTCCAGGGATTGATGTCACTATGGCGAGTGGGATGAACGCGAAGGCTCTGTCGTCGTGGATGCAGTCGAAAATCGATCTTGGCGCTACTCATTTTTATGAGCGAGACGGCAAGAATTGGGATTCGACTATGCAACACGCACATAGTGAGTTCAAGTGCCACTTGCTATCGAGGTTAGATGTGGACCTCGCGATGTTCATCGTGTCTTGTGTCAAGGTGAAGTCGTTCGGGCTGTTTGCCGAAGGTTTGTTTCGTTATAGCGTTGATGGGACGGTCAAGTCCGGACACAATGATACTAGTCTGGGGAACAGCCTTATTAATGCTGGTATTGCTTACCAAGCGTTTTATAGGTTGGGTATCCGTGGCTCTATTTTGGTGGCTGGTGATGATCTCCTAGTGGCAGTGTATGGCGATTTCGACCTGGAGGCAGTGAAGAGAGAGGAGGAAGCGCTTGGCATTGTCCCCGTTGCTCGTAAGTTTACGAGCCCCGCTGATGTGTCTTTCATTTCTGGGATCTGGGTTAATGACGGAGTCCAATATCAATTTGTCCCGAAGTTGGGGCGGTTGATAAAGCGATTGTGGTGGACCACCAATGCGCCAGGGAAGCGAACGCGGGACGCCTATGTACGAGGTGTTGCTCGCGGATTGCTATCTTCTTGCGGTGGATTGCCAATCATCCGTAAGTTCCTTTTGAAGTTTGATTCGAAAGGGGCGGCGTTGATGACCGATCGCTATTGGGAGTACCGTGTTGATCCGGTGAAATGGGGCAGCGGTGTCTGGGAACACCTGGCTGAACGGTATGGTGTCTCAGTGAGCGATCTACATGGTTGTGAAGATTGGCTTGATGGGATACCGGCTGAACCTCTTTTGTTGGTGCACCCAGTGTTGGATGCTATAATGAAAGTGGATTTAGCCGATTGCTGTGATAGGCCGGAGTGTTTCTCGTGATGGGGTACACAATTGCCGTTGCGAAACGTATGCAAACAACATGTCAGACAAGTCAGTCTACAAACGCCAAATCCACGACAAGCTCCGACGTTTTGGTGTCTCCGGACCAGGCCGTGATTGGCTCCTCCGCGCATTGCACCCTGCCAGTGAAGAGAAGTGCGCAGGGATTCCCGACCAAAGTGCCACTCCCGTGTTCCGCCCGGATTATCGGATCAACACGACAATTCAAGCGCCGCCAGAGGCGAGCTCTTGGGATTGCTTTATCTGGACGCCTCCCGGGGATGTGAATGCAGTGTTCTGGGCCACTGGGCCCGCTGGCACTGACTTCACGTTGCAGGATGCTCCCCCTGGATGTCAGATCGGTGCGATACAGCTGCAGTCTGTTGACACTATGACTGATCCTGTTACGTTTGCCGATGCAACCGATTTCACGCGCAGTGTTGTTGCTCTTACACAGTTTCCACAGACGAAACCAGCTGGTTTTCGTCATATGTTTAAGAGCATAACCGTCACGCAGATCGCATCGGCTGTGTCGGATCAGGGTCAGGTCTATGCGGCTCAATACGCACCGA